CCTGCTTCTGAATTTCTCACTCCCTTCGTTCTCAAGAATCAGAACAAAACTATCAGTGAGTTAGAAGACACAATCCAGTTCTATTTCCCTGAGGATTGGTTTAACACTAAGACTCCAAGTCTCAAAGGAAATGATAACCGTCTCCGTCATCGAATTCGTTCTATCAGAGCACAATATGGCTTGACTTACTGAGCCTCCACATTGACCCATTATTGAACAAACAACTCACACTGAACATCATGGCAACACGGAAACCAGCACGAGTCAATAAGAGCGGCGGTTGGGATAAGCGAACGGGAGGCGGAATGGGTACCACTCGTACATTCAAACAGAGAGAAGGTGCAAAGAAAGCAGCTGCCACCCGTCGCAAGTCTCGCTGAACAAAGCATAAGAAACACAGGGACACTTCGGTGTCCTTTTTTTATGCAAACCTCTTGACACTTAGGAGACAGTTATGGTAGCCTAAAAGACAGCGTTTTATGGTTTTATGATGTAGGGTCGCGGCGGGCGTAGCGGGTGACCGTAAAGCGTTAAGGCGTAAAAGCGTAAGAAGGGGGGTATATAGAAAAGTCGAAACAGCTAACCTACAAAGGTCCCCAGACGAGAGAAATATTTCCCAGGGTACCAAAAGGCAAATGTATGTCGGGCTGCGCACGAAGTGCTAAAGGTGGTTCCCACCGCCAGGAAAATTTCCCCCAGGTATACAATTGTTACGAAACCCCCCGAAGGGGTTGCCCGCAGGGCAAGCTTTGAGTTAGATTAGAAACATGGAAAAGAACAGATGGAACTCTGAGGAATCCACAGCAACTCAGATGAAACAAGTAATTTCTTCAAAGAAGTCACAGAAGACTCCCAGTTCTCCCAAAACCTCTGGTAATCAGAGATACTGGGATGAGGGGAGAGTTCTGAAGGTTGGATTCCTTTTAGTTTTTGTCAGAGCATTTGCAAGAACAATTCTCAAAGGATTCTCTAAGTTTTCCCCTGTTGTTATGTTCTTGTTCTTTGCATTACTTGGAGGTGGCACTCTGAGTCTTATGGAGAACTTCAAGGGTCACCGAGGGGTCCCTGGAGGTCCCACAGGGTCCGAAGCGCAGCGAGTGGTCTCAGTGGGTGGTATAGAACTTTATGAACCTTAGGAGAAAACCGCGTGGAAAATCTCGAAAAAACCGACCGTAAAGAAATCCGCGAAATGCTGGAGCGAATGACGGATGAGCAACTGACTGAACTGATTGCAGACTTGGATGCCCAGGAACTTTGTGGGCAGATGACCAGGTTGCACAGTGAGTTTCTTCAGGCACAGTGTATTGTGCTGAATGTTGCCTGGGGTAAGGATGCAATTAAGCACGCTGTTAAGAACAGCTAAATAAGACGTTATAATTACAACTGAAGTGGAGTGAATTAAATTTCATGGCCAAAGGGTTTACCGTTAAGGCATCAAAGCCTAACACAAATAAAGAAGTTCCCGAATGGGACTATGATGCAATTAAAGCACGAATGAAGGGGAAGGCAATTGTCTTCTGTCTTCCTGGGCGCGGGTGTTCTTATGCGTTCATGAAGAACTTTGTTCAGTTGTGCTTTGATCTGGTACAGAACCAAATGAGTATCCAGATCTCACAAGACTACAGTTCCATGGTGAACTTTGCCCGTTGTAAGTGTCTGGGTGCAAATGTTCTTCGTGGTCCCGATCAGATTCCCTGGGATGGGAAACTGAAGTATGATTGGCAACTGTGGATTGACAGTGACATCATCTTCAACACCGAGAAGTTCTGGCAACTTGCTGATCTTGCTTTCCCTGCTGATGCAGTGGATGAAGAAGGTGAGATCATTCAAGAGAACATGCATCCCATCAGTGCTGGTTGGTATTCAACTGAGGATGGAAGAACCACTTCTGTTGCTCACTGGTTGGAAGAGGATGACTTCCGTAATAATGGTGGTGTCATGAACCATGAGATGGTTGATGGCATTAGTAAGCGTAAGAAACCATTCACCGTTGACTACACTGGTTTCGGTTGGGTCATGATTCAGAATGGTGTCTTTGAACATCCTGAGATGAAGTATCCTTGGTTTGCTCCTAAGATGCAAGTGTTTGAATCTGGTGCAGTTCAGGATATGTGTGGTGAAGACGTTTCGTTCTGTTTGGATGCAATCGAAGCAGGAATGGAAATCTGGTGTGATCCCCGCATTCGTGTGGGACATGAAAAGACTCGTGTAATCTGAGGTATCAATGGCAAAGTTCTCAAAAGGTAAGGGTGGAGTTGACATTCTGGAGTCACTCCCCAAGAATACACGACAGGGCAGTGGACGTAATACAAAGTATGCTGCGACTTCCCGTAACAAGGCAAAGAAAAGGTACAGAGGCCAAGGACGATGAATCTAATCTGCAATCTCCCCGCACAAAAGGTCTGGGTTCGTAAAGAATATCTTCGTGATCATCAAGATGGGCATGGGGAGTTTGTAGAAGGTGTCTGGATCTCAGCAAAGTCGATTCCTGGACGTGCTTTTTACTTTGAGACTTATCTTCCAAAGTATGGAGCAATGTTTGACAAACTGCCCATCAGTGCGTTTGTAAGTCGTCCAGAGACTCCAGATCCAGACTTGGATCTTCCTAACCTGCAGTTCTGGAACTGTATGGATTATGGAGTAACTTGTATGAATAAGGCATTCATCTCTTCAATGGATGCCGAAGTCTTTTCTCGTGACCATGGTTTCCTTAAGGGTCAGTATCTGTTCACTCTTGACAATTACCATGCAAACCCAGATGTGATTGATTACAGTGTCTCTGAGATTCCACAGGAACACAAGTCACATAACTGTGTTGAGTTGGATAACGGACAGTTTGCTCTGTATCCCAACAACAGAATGAGACTGTATGATCTGTCCATTACACCTGAAGAACCATTGGTTCCTGACTTCAAGGTTTCGACCATTGAGTATCAGGTGGAGTGTGGTGTGAGATGGGGAAGACTTGGTGACACAGATGATTATTATTGGCAGACTGAGGAAGAGAAAACAAACCTCTACAAGGACATAAATTACTAAAGGGATAGGAACCCCTTAAAAAGTTCTGATTTCATTGTAAATCAGGAAGCACCATGCACGACTTTTTAGACAACGAAGGCAACCACATGCATCAGAAGATGCTTCGTGAGATTGCTAATGACAAACACACTCCTAAGAAACACGACTTCTTCCATCAGAATGAACTGCATGAGAAGATTCGTAACGAAGAAGATTACGACGATTGGGAATACGGTACAGAACCCATTCCTCTAACTGAGTTTTAAGCTTCTAAATAAGGTTGAATTGTTGTAAGTACATCTGTGCCAATTCAACCTGCACAAAGAACCAGTCTTGGTTTCAAAGATATCAGTGCATCGTTCCAGGTCAATCCTCTGAACGATGACTTGATTGCTTTGAATAATGAGAACGCGATTGCCCGTTCTCTTAAGAATCTGGTGCTAACGGTTCCTGGAGAGAAACCTTTCCAACCTGATGTGGGTTCTAATGTCTCTGCTTTGTTGTTTGAGAACTTTGATAATCTGACTGCTCAGTCTATCCAGTCAGAGATTGAGAGCACGATCAATAACTTTGAACCTCGTGTTCGTCTGAATAAAGTTACAGTTGAAGCAGACTTTGATACTTATGAGTTTCATGTAACCGTACAGTATTACATTGTTGGAATTGACGTACCTGCACAACAACTCTCCTTTGCCTTAGAACCCAACAGGTAAAATGCCGTTAGTTAATTTTAGCAACGTAAACTTTGATCAGATCAAGCAGTCGATCCGTGACTACTTGAAGGCGAACTCAAACTTTACCGATTACGATTTCGAAGGATCTAACCTTACGACGATCGTTGATGCGCTTGCGTATAACACTTACATTACTTCGTACAATGCCAACATGGTAACGAACGAAGTGTTCCTCGACAGTGCGACGCTGCGAGAGAACGTTGTGTCTTTGGCAAGGAACATTGGGTACGTTCCTAAGTCAAGGAAGTCTGCTGTTGCTAATATCTCTTTTTCTGTTGATGCCTCTGATACTGATGCCGTAACGCTTACACTGAAAGCGGGTATCGTTGCAATCACAAATAAGCAGTTCAATAACACTGCTTATGTCTTTTCCATCATTGATGACATCACAGTTCCCGTTGAGTCAACTGGTGTTGCTTTCTTTAACAACATCAATGTTTACGAAGGAACTTACATCACACAGAACTGGACAGTCAGTTCCCGTAATCCAAATCAAAGATATTATCTGACCAACAGTGGTATCGACACATCACAACTGAAAGTAGTGGTTCGTGAGTCAGAACAATCCACTGTAAGTCGCACATATCAACAATTCAACTCGTTGGTGGGTGTGACACCTACAAGCACAATCTATTACCTTCAGGAGTCTCCTGGGGAACGCTACGAACTGTTATTTGGTGACAACGTATTTGGTGCTGCACTGCAGGAACCCAATTATGTGACCGCAAGTTATATCACATGCAACGGTGCAGCAGCCAACGGCATCTCTAACTTCTCTTATGCTGGTCGTCTCATTGACAATGAGGGAAGAGTTGTCACTCGTGGTGTTTCCCTCCTTGCAACTAACTCTACTGCTCAGGGTGGAACAGCAATTGAGAGTTCGGACTCTGTAAGAAAGTATGCCCCACAGATTTACGCTTCACAAAACAGAGCGGTAACTGCTGCTGATTATGAAGCAATTGTTCCTCAGGTTTATCCTGAAGCAGAATCAGTTTCTGCCTTTGGTGGTGAGGAACTGGATCCACCTGCTTACGGTAAGGTATTCATCAGCATCAAACCTTACAATGGTGTTTATCTTTCCAATGATATCAAACAAAACCTCCAAAGGCAACTGAGACAGTATTCTGTTGCTGGCATTGTTACTGAGATCATTGACCTTAAGTATCTTTATATTGAAGCGGACAGTCGCGTTTACTACAACACTAACCTTGCTTCTTCTGGAAGTGTGGTCAAGAGTATTGTAAGTCAGAACATTGTTAACTATGCAAACTCTTCACAACTGAATGAGTTTGGCGCAAGGTTTAAGTATTCCAAGTTCCAAAATGTAATTGATAATAGTCACGAGGCAATCACCTCAAACATCACCAACATTACAATGAGAAGAGACATGGCAGCGTCTCTCAATCAGTTTGCTGAATATGAGATCTGTTATGGTAATAGATTCCACATTAAGAACCATGGACACTTTGCTGTAACGAATGGTCAGATCATTGGTTACAACATTAAGTCTTCTGGTTTCAGGGTTAGTGGAATCAGTGAGACTGTTTATTTGGGTGATGCTCCTAACAGAGATCAAAAGACAGGAACAGTTTTCCTGTTCAAACTGAACTCACCAACTGAACCTGTAATTGTTAAGAGAGGAATTGGAACCATTGATTACATCAAGGGAGAAATCAAACTCAATCCAATCAAGATTCTCTCCACTGTTCTGAATAAAGGACAACCTGTGATTGAAATCTCAGCAACTCCTTACTCTAATGATGTAATCGGTCTGCAAGATCTTTATCTCCAACTTGATACCAGCAAGACCACAATCACAACAGTTCTTGATGGAATTGATTCTGGTGATGATGTATCTGGAAGCAACTATATTGTTTCCTCCAGTTACAGCAATGGTAGTTTGGTTAGAGGACCAATTCAAGTGGAAACCACAACCACTACGACTGGTACCACAACAACATTATCGGTTACTGGTGGGGCACAAACCTCAGCAACGACCTATTAAAAACCATAGTAAATAATAAAAACCATTCAAGTAAGAAATGGCAGCAGATAGAGTAAAGATTCAGGATATCATTGCGAATCAACTTCCCACTTATGTTAGGGAAGATTTTCCGCTGCTTGGTGATTTCTTACAACAGTATTACGTCTCCCAAGAATTTGAGGGAGCAACATATGACCTGATCCAAAACCTGGATCAGTATGTAAAGGTTGATGAGTTGTTTGATCTGACCAACTCAACTGTTCTGGCATCTAATGTTTCTTACACAGACAGAACCATTACTGCTGATGTTTCTGGAAACTTCACTTATGGTTTTCCCGAAAGTAATGGTCTGATCCAAATTGATAATGAGATCATTCTTTATGAGTATAAGACAGATAGCACGTTTGAGGGGTGTACAAGGGGTTTCAGCGGCATTACAAGTTACGTTGGGTCTAACACCCCCGACCAGCTGGTATTTGAAGAAACAGAGGCAGATAAGCATACCGCTGGCGCAACAATTACTAATCTGAACATCCTGTTCTTACAGGAGTTCTTCAAGAAAATCAAGTATCAGTTCGCTCCAGGTTTTACAGAGAGAACACTTTATTCGGGACTGGATCAAAGAAACTTCGTCTTCGGTCTGGATAGTTTTTATAACTCAAAAGGAACAGACGAGTCATTCAAGATTCTGTTCCAAGCACTTTATGGTGTCAACGTTGATATCATTCGTCCAAGTGAGTTTCTCCTTCGCCCATCCAATGCTGATTGGCAAGTTACCTCAGATTTTATTGTCGAGAGAATCCAAGGTAACCCACTTGATCTCCAAAACCTCACCATCTTCCAAAAGTCCACAGAAGCAAGAGGTTCTGTAACTAATGTTGTTCCCATTGATTATGATCAGGGACAATACTATCAGATCAGCATTGACACTGGATATGACAGGGACATTGATGTTCAGGGTACCATCTTTGGTGAGTTCAAAGTAAACCCAAAGACCAAACTTCTGAACACAGTTGCTGTCGGTGCAACTATTCTGGATGTTGACTCCACTGTTGATTTTCCTGAGTCTGGTGACCTTGTTACCACTGATGTAGACGACAATATCATTAACTTGTCTTACAGTGGAAAAACAAATACACAACTTCTGAATGTCACGAGTGTTGATTATGTCATTAATGAGAAGACCGACATCAGAGTTGATGATTACTCATATGCTTATGTTGGCATCAACACTTCCAATGAAATCAGAGTCAGAATTGCTGCTTCTCTGAAGGACTTCCAAACTGATGAGAACACCTATGGTTATCGTCAGGGCGATATCATCAACATTCAGTCTCTGGGTTATGAGTCACCTTATGAGTCAGCAAAGAACTGGTTCTACAATAACAAAACCAGTTGGGATGTTTCTTCCATCACTCTGGTTGACTCATCTTCTAACTCTTATGAGATCACAACTTTTGATCCTCAGGAGTTCAAACCTGGTTATGTTCTGAATCTGATCAACTCAATCACTGGTGTTGCAGTTCAGGCAACTGTTCTCAGAACAACCGCTGCAACTTCTGCGATTGTTAGAACTGTTGCTGGAGTTAACACCTCACTTCCATATACTGTTGAAAACCAAATCCTCAAAGGAAGAAGTGCTCTTTATCCACAACTGAATGATTTCTTTGCCAATGTTCAGAACACCTACTCTAGGTTTAATGGTGATCTGTTGGTTGCTTCCAACTCAATTGCGAGATATGTAAACAAAGAGACTAATCCATATCCCAGAAGCAAAACCTTTAGTGGTTCATTCAGCAATGATTATAACATTCTGATTCCCAATCACGGTTTTTACACTGGAGAGGCAGTTTATTATCAACCAGGAATCACAAAAACCACAACAACCACACCTGATGGTATTATTGTTGTAACTGAGACAGAAAGTAAGTTTGCCAGTGTGGATGCTGGTCCATTCTATGTCAAGAGAGTTGATATCAACACCATTAGTTTGGCAAAGAGTAGATCAGATCTTTATGCCAACAAACTGGTTCTTCTGAACGGAGATGTTACAAATAACACTATTAGTCTTTATGACTTCTATGGCAAAACCATTAAACCACAATCCATTTATAGAGAATTTGTAGAACCTGTAATTGAAGACTCTGATCACCTTGCATATAGAACAGAGTTTGGTCATACAGGAATTCTGGTCAATGGTGTTGAGATCATCAACTATAAGTCCAGAGACACTATTAGATATGGTGAGATTCAATCTCTGAAGGCATCAAGCGGTGGATCAGGATATGACGTAATCAATCCACCTGTTGTTCACATTGCTGACGATGTGGGTGTTGGTGCAACAGCAACTGCTTCTGTTGTGGGTTCACTTCAGTCGATTCAGATTGTTGATCCTGGTTTTGATTATCAGGGAACACCAACTGTCACCATTCTTGGTGGCAATGGGTCTGGTGCTGTGGCAAAGGTTAACATGACCTCTGTTCCACATGAAGTTTCTTTTATTGCTGACATCAACTCTACTGATGTAAACCTTACCAACAACACAATTGGTTTTGCAACTTTCCACAAGTTCAGAGATAATGAGAGAGTTGTTTATGGAACTAATGGAACAACTTCTGTTGGTGGAATCACAACTGGTGCACAATACAGTGTTGGTGTTGTTGATGCATCCACAATCAAACTTTATAACACAGAAAGTGATGCAGTCATCGGTGTTAACACAGTTTCACTGACTTCTTATGGTTCTGGAACACACAACTTCAGATCACTGACTCTAAAGAGAATTGTTTCTGATATTGTTGTCTCTAACTCAGGAAGTGGTTATGCAAACAACCAAAAGAGCATTCCTGCAACAACTGGTGTTAGCACTGCTCTGAATCAATTTAACATTCCTGACCATGGATTCAGATCCAAAGAGATTGTCAAGTACACTGGTTCTGACGTTCTTGGTCTTTCAAACACTAGAGATTATTATGTTGTCAAAGTCAATGATGACACATTCTCACTGACTGAAGTTGGTGTTGGTTCAACGGCTGTTGACTACTTCTATGATAACAACCTTTATGTAAACCTTCTTTCTGAAGGAAGTGGTTCATTTAACTACAAACCAATCAATGTTACTGTTGATGGTGTAACAGGTGTTTCCACAAGAACTGGTCAGGACTTCAATGCTGTTGTTCAACCACTGTTCAGAGGACCCATCAGTGGATTTGATGTTTCTAACAGTGGTGTTGGTTATGGTTCTTCTGAAGTCATCAACTTTGACAGACAACCAACAGTTACATTCAGAAGTGGAAAGAATGCTTCCGTAACTCCCGTAATCAGCAATGGTAAGATTGTTGAGGTTGTTGTAAACAATGGTGGTGAAGAATATAACACACCACCAAACCTCACCATCAGTGGTTCTGGAAACTTTGCAGTTCTGACTCCAATCATCAGCAATGGACAACTGGCAAGTGTCAAGGTTGTAAAGGGTGGTGCTGGTTATTCCACCGCCGATACCTTTATTACTGTAACTCCTGCTGGTTCTCAGGCAAGAGCAAATGCTGACATCAGAAACTGGACAATCAACCTGTTTACAGAAAGATTCAACAACATTGAATCTGATGATGGATTTGTCACACAGAACATTGACAATTCCACACTTCAGTATTCACACATGTATGCCCCTCGTCCTCTGAGGGAGTCTGTTTATGGTATCAGTGGTAACAATGTTGACAACACTGTCTATGGTGTTGCTGACCTGACAATCACTGGCAACAGTGAGGTTGACAGTAACTTCCACTCACCAATCATTGGTTGGGCATATGATGGCAATCCAATCTATGGTCCTTATGGATTTGCCAATGCTGATGGTAGTGGTGAAGTTAGAAGAATGGTTTCCAGTTATAGATTGGGAACAGTTGCGACTGCTGGAAATGAACCACCTCTGTCGGTTTGGTCTAATGGATTCTTTGTTGAAGATTATGTTTACACAGGTAATGGCGATCTGGACCAACATAATGGTCGTTTCTGTGTAACACCTGACTTCCCCAAAGGTGTCTATGCTTACTTTGCAACCATTAATGGAAACATTGACTCTGATGGTCCCTTTGAGAACTACAGAAGACCACAGTTCCCTTATCTGATTGGTAACAGTTTCCACTCCAAACCAATTGGATTCAACTTTAAGTCAGTTTCCAACCAAACCGATTTTGATGTTACAACTGATGGTTGGTTTAGAGAAACCACTTCTTATCACACCAACAGTGCAAGAAGTAATTACAATTACCTGTTTGACTCGGGTAAGGTTACCAAACAACTTACTGAAATTGTTGCAACTTCCACTGGAACAATTGAGAGCATTGGAATTGTAACTGGTGGTCAAGGTTATAAAGTTGGTGATAAAATTGATTTCAATAATGAAGGTTCTGGTGGCAGACTTGCTGATGTAAGAGTTGAGAGAGTTCTTGGAGATAGAATCAACACCATTAGTCTTGCTTCAACATCCTTCACTGGAGTTGAGTTCACAAGAGACACAGTTGCCAAAAACAGATTCATTGGATTTGCAACTGCTCCACACAATTTCCTGAATGGAGACATTGTAAACATCAGTGGTGTTTCAACTTATTATGATGGTTTCAGTGGAAGTTATCCTGTTGGTGTTAGAAGTGATAACTTTGTTCTGACACTGGGTGTCCAAACCACAGGTGTTACTGGAATTGTTACTTACTTCTACGTCTCTGGTGCATTTGATAACTCTCATGTCAGAGAGAATGACATTCTGACAATTGAACAGGAAAAGGTCAGGGTTCTGAATGTTGATGCCAGAACTGGAAGATTGAGAGTTCGTCGTGAGGAAGAGGGAACCACTGCTGCTGGTTATGCTTACACCAGTTCCACAGTTCTTTATGAGGATCCCAGAAAGTTCAGCATCAATGTTGGTGCAATTCAAACAGACTTCTCATTCCCTGTCAACAAGGAATTTTATTTCAATCCAGCTGAATCAGTTGCCATTGGAACTGTTACAGGAACTGGACTTGGATCTACAATCACATTTAGTGATCCTGGTGTTGGAAGAACAAACATCTTTATCCAACCACAACAACTTTATTTCCCTGGTCACAATCTGAGAATCAATGACAAGATTGTTTATAAGACCAATGGTGGAAATCCCATCCAAATTTGGAATGGAACTGCTGGAACTGCTTACACAAGTCTGAGTGAGTTCTCACCACTTTACGCTGTTCCTTTCAATGATAACTTTATTGGAATCGGAACTAACAAAGTTGGTCTGAACTCCACTGGTGGTTATGTTGGAGTTGGAACTGACACTGGATTGGTTTACTTTACCAATGTTGGAACTGGCGACACTCACAGTTTTGTGACAGACCTCACAAAAGTAATGTCAGGTCTGATCTCCAAGAACATTGTTACTGTTTCTGTTGCTAACACTCACACACTTCAAGAGAATGATGCTGTCTTTGTAACAGTCAAACCAACGGGGATCACAACTGTAACTGTCAAGTATGATGATTACAACAGAAGGATTGTTTTTGATCCTAAGAACTTTGCTTCTGGTGATGTTGACACAACCTTTGACACAATCACAATTGCCAACAGTCCATTCAAGTTTGGTGATAAGGTAATTCACACAGCAACTTCACCTTCTGGTGGATTGATTGATGAAGGAATGTATTATGTGATTCCTTTTGAACAGAATAAGATCAGACTGGTTGCCAATAAGTTTGAACTGTCTTCACAAGATCCTAAGTTTGTTAATCTTTCAAGTGCTTCTGCTGGAACACTTTCCAAGATTAACCCAGCAGTTGATGTCAGCAAGAACACCACACTGAGATTTGATCTTTCAGATTCTTCACTCTCATTTGTTGTTAACGGAATCACATATTCTGCTTATGTGATGGATCTTTATACTGACTCAACTGACAGGTATGAGTTTGTTAAGACATCAGATGCTGAGAGTTTCCAAGTTATCAGAAATGGAAGACCAGGCATTGATTCTGATGCTTATCTGCAATTGGAATTTACTGATGATATTCCTGATCAGTTGTTCTACAGATTCAATATTGATAATGAGACGATTATCACAGAAGTCAAGAAAGAGATTTCTACTGATTCTGACACACCAAATCACAACCAAATCAATGTTGTTCTGACTCCTTATGATGGCAGACAAATCATCACAGGAATTGGAAGCACCACTTTCTCATACAACATCCCAACAGTTCCTTTGGTCAATGAATACACTTATGGCAACTCTGTCCCAACTTACGAAACCACCTCTCAAAATGTAACTGGTAGCATTTCTAAGTTCAAGATTGATGGACCTGGTGTTGGTTATAAGGTTCTTCCAGGAATCACTTCTGTCAGAAGTGCAACTGGAACAGGTGCCATTGTAAGACCACAAAGTACCAACATTGGTAAGATTCTTGCAACCAAGTTCAATGACATTGGATTTGATTATCCATCAGACTCCACAGTTAGACCTGTTGCTAACCTCCCTGAGATTCTGAAGGTTGAGTCACTTGCTTCCTTCAGCAGCATTGGAATTGCTTCACAAGGAAGAAATTATCTGAGAGCACCTAATCTGGTTGTTCTGGATGGTTTCACGAATAAGGTTGTTACTGGATTGGATCTTAATTATGAACTGGGAGATCAACAGGTTAATGTAATTGACAACTCCACTGGAATGTATAATGTTCCACCAAGAGTTATCCCAGTCAACAACTCCAATGGACTTGGAATTGCCTCTGTTTCTTATGACAACACAACAAAGGTTGTAAGAGCATACATTGACAGAAACTTCACAACAGCAGAAGCAAGTCAGTTCAACTTCCCAATTGGTTCCAAAGTAATGGTTGAGAACCTGAGTGTTGGTGTTGGAAGCACTGGAACAGGTTACAACTCTGCTGATTATGATTACACTTTCTTTGAAGTTACTGACTTTGATAAGAAACTGGATTCCATCAAACCTTATGTTGATTACAGTCTGGTCAACATTATTCCAGATGGAGACATCCCTGGAAACATTGATGACAACAACTCTTATGGAAGAATCATCAACACCCAGGATCTTGCAACTTACTCACCTGTTCTTCAAACCAATGATTACTTTGTTGGTGAGAAAGTTACCAGCAATGGAAAGAGTGGCACAGTTGTAAGATGGAACAAAACAACTGAGCAACTGATTGTTGCAACTCCTGATGAGTTTGTTGTTGGTGATAAGATTGTTGGTCGTTCTTCAAACACCCAATCTTTGGTTGAAACCAAAGCAAACTTCAACTCTGAAATTAAGACTGGTGCTGGTGCAACAGTCAATGATGGTTGGCAAACCAACTCTGGTTTCCTGAATGATAATCTTCAGAAACTGCCAAACAATGAATATTATCAGAACTTCTCCTATTCACTGAACTCCACCATTCCTTATGATACCTGGAATGATCCTGTAAGTGCTCTGGATCACACTGCTGGTTTTGCCAAGTTTGCTGATCTGGACATCATCTCTAAAGAAGATTCTTCTAGAGCAATCATTCAGACATTTGATGCTGATGTTGAAAGAGTTGTTGACATTGTTGGTGAAGGAAGTCTGAACTGTGTTTATGACTTTGATCTTGTTTCTGAGGAAACAATCAACATTGGTAATCAAGTTGTTTCCACAGAAATTATTTTTGATAATCAGATTGTTAAGGATTACACTGAAGCAGTTGGCAACAGAGTTATTCCAATTGATGACATCAGTGATCAGTTCAACTCTGAAGAGAGAACCACACCATTTGTCAACATTCACTCTTATGGAAACAATGAGACATTTGCCAAGTTCTTCACTCTTGTAGAGGACACCACCAACACAGATCAAAGACAGTTCTCTGTTGTTTCTGTTGTTCAGGATGGTTTGGATGTTGTTATCCAAGAATATGCAACTGTTGAGATTGATAACTTCCTTGGTTCCTTTGATGCAACTGACACAGCGACTGGTTGGGATCTTGCCTTCTATCCTGAACAGTTTGCCTTCAACAGTTATGATGTAACCACACTTTCATTCAATATCCTCAATGACAGCACAGTTGAGAAGAATGACAGTTTTGGAAATGTTGTTCTGGTGGCAAGTGCAACCACAGAGGCAACAGCAGGTGTTTCAACTACTGTTGTTTCCATCGCTGACACCTACAGAGCAGCAAAAGTTCTCCTGATGACTCAGGATGAGAATGATGAAGCAACCTCACATGAATTCAACCTGATTCATGATGGTTCAACAGTTTCCATCCTCCAATATGGGGATATGGTTACAGACAGTGCACCACTGTTTGCTGGAGTTGGAACATTTGGTGCTTCACTGAGTGGTGGAAATATTGTTCTGGACTTTACACCAACTGCTGGTCTCAGCACAGTGTTGGTGAACTCCTCAGTTGTTGCTATCTCCACATCAGCAACTGGGGTTGGGTCCACAGCACTTGAAACTTCACTGTTGTCCTCAACTTACACAACTATTCCTGCATCTGCAAGTCCAGTTGCAAATACAGTTGCTTCCTTTGATGATCCTTATGATGCGAACTACTACATTGTCTCTGTGGAAGACACCACAAATGGCAACTATGAAATGTTGGAGTTTGCAATCCTGAAATCTTCATCATCACAACATTATGTTGAGTTTGCCAACATCAACACTGGAGCAACTGCCTTTGATGCTATTGGTGTTGCACAAACTGTTGGAAATCGTGTTGATCTTACAATCACACCAAACACAAGTGCTGCTACAGTTGTTAGAACTTTCTCTGTTGGTCTTCAGATCTTTAATGACAATGGTGAAGCAGATGTTTATGATAATGGTCTGGTTCAGATTGAGAGTTTCCAACAGCAGTACGTTGGAACCAAGGTTGATGTTACCAGTACCTTTGCACTGAAGTCTGGTGGATTGGACATCTTCAAGAGATCCTTTGATGGAAGCAGTTCTTCTGTTGTTGATATCAACAGACAGTCAATTATCCTCAACAATCACTTCTTTGTTACAGGTGAGAGAGTTGAATATGGTTATGAAACAACTCCAATTGGAATTGAAACAGCAACTGTTCCTGGAATTGGTTCAACTGATCTTCTTCCTCAGGATCTTTATGTTGTCAAGACTGGTGCTGATCAAGTCAAGTTTGCTTCCACTGCTGAAAATGCACTGAAAGCAAATCCAGAAGTTCTGGTCATCAACTCTGTTGGTGCTGGAACCTCACACAGCATCACATCAGACAACAGAAACTCCAGAGTCCTGGTTGCTATTGATAACATGATTCAGTCTCCAATTGCTGAGACAAGAATCTTCTCAACCCTGGATGCAAATGTAATTCTGGGTCCAACCATTGAGACAACTGGTATTACTTCATTCTATGCCAATGACATTATTAAGATTAATGATGAATATATGATCATCACAGGTCTTGGTGGTGACAATCCAACCGATCTTCAGGTTCTAAGAGGTCAGTTGGGAACCATTGCTGTTCCTCACACAGTTGGAGCAACAATTCAGAAGTTTGTTGGTCAGTATAACATTACTGGAAGCACAATCAACTTTGTTGATGCTGCACAAGGTCAGACTCCACTCAGCACAACAACTGGCAATCCAAATTATAGAGATTGGACTGGAATCACAACTCATTCCACATTCCAAGGAAGAGCATTTATCAGAACTGCTCCAGTCAACTCTTCTGATGAAACTTACACAACCAACTATGTCTTTGATGACATCTCACAAGACTTTACTGGAATCAGAAGTGAGTTCACTCTGAAGTCTGGTAACAGCACCACAGTTGGTTACTCCACTTACAATGGAATCATTCTTTACAATGGAATCTTCCAACAACCAAGCACAGCAACTGTCACTAACAGTTACTCAATGGCAGAGAGTGGAATCACCACAATCACCTTCAATGGTGATGGTGTTCAGGATGGTTATGATCCAGCAAAAACTAACCTCCCACTGAGAGGAAGAATCATTTCTGTTGGTTCAACTCAAGGTTTTGGTTTCCAACCTCTGGTTTCTGCAGGTGGAACAGCAAATGTTTCTGGATTGGGGACAATTACATCCATCAGCATTGGTAACACTGGATCTGGTTACAGATCTGGAATCCAAACAGTTGTAAATGTTGGTGTTCAGACTTCCAGCACTGGAGTTCCTAACATTGAGTTTATTGGAACTGCCGCAATCAGTGGTGGTCACATTGTAAGCATTGCAATCACCAATCCTGGATCTGGTTATACCTCAACTAACCCACCTGAGGTTGTTATTGATGCACCTCTGCCTTACGTCAACATTCCTCTGGTTTACAGTGGAATCACAACTGCTGGTGTTGGAACTGGTGCTGAAATTGACATCATTGTCGGAAGTGCATCCAGTGTTGTTTCTTACACCTTCACACAAACTGGATTCAATTATGGTGATGCTGACATCCTCACCTTTGAAATTGGTGGAAACACTGGAATCCCAACAGACACAACCAAGTCTTACAGTGAATTCCAACTGACTGTTGAAAGTGTTTATGATGATTCCTTCAATGGTTGGAGCATTGGTGGACTTCAAGTTCTGGATTCACTAAATGACCAGTTTGATGGTGATAGGAAGAAGTTCTCACTTTCTGTTGCTGGAATTACCACTTCTATTGAAAAATCAGCAGGATCTTCACTGGATCTGGATTATAATCTCTTGGTCTTCATCAATGGCATCCTTCAGCAACCAGAAGTTGCTTACACTTATGAAGGTGGAAGTCAGATTACCTTCTCTGAAGCACCTGCACAAGGTGACACCTCTAAGATTCTGTTCTATCAGGGAACCCCTCAAACTGATTTGATTGAGAGAGAAACTGAGAATGTTGTTAAGGAGGGTGACTCACTTCACATCCACCATGATCCATCAACTGGTCAAAGCGTTACCCTGGAACAGGATCCAAGAACTGTAACAGAGGTTGTTTCAAGTGATATAGTAGAAACCAACCCATACACTGGTGGTGGAATTACACAAGATAACACACTTTTGAGACCCGTAACCTGGTGTCGTCAGACAGTTGATGCTATCATTGATGGTGCACCAGTTGCTAAGGATAGAGAAGAGTATGAAGGTAACCTGTTCCCAACGACTCCAATTCTGAAATCTGTTGGTGTTGGAACAACTGTTGTTTATGTTGAGAACATCAGACCACTGTTCAACCAAAATAATGAAGGTGCTGGAATCTCCACCTATCAGGAACCTCTGATCTTCAGATCTCAAGACACACTGACTGCAGCTGCCGCAACAGCAACAGTCTCCACTGCTGGAACAATCACTGCCTTCACAGTCACAACCGCTGGTTTTGGTTACACAGTTGCACCTTCTGTCACAGTTACCACTCCTGTTGGAGTTGGAACAACTGCGAGAGCAACAGGAACAGCAGTTCTGAGTGGTTCAACAGTTGGTTCTATCACTGTTACTTCACCTGGAACTGGTTATTCCTCAGTTGCACCTGCAGTTTTGATTGAACCACCCACTATTGTCACTGAAGAAGCAATCGCTTACAGTTATGAAGGTGACTTTGGTACGATTGTTGGCGTTGGAACCACAACATCTGGTTCACAAAGTCAGTTCTACTTTGACACTTACATCCCTCAGGGATCCTTCATGAGAGATTCCTTGAAAGTTGGAACCGCAGTTACAGTCAGTGGCATTTCAACTGGAGATTATCTGGTTGTTCTGAACACAAACCTCTCAGTTGGTGGAACATTTGCTTCACAATCAACTGATGGATCACACATTGGAATCGCAACCACTGCTTTGGATTGTGTTTATCAGGTTGCATCCTTTGAAAATAATGATCAAATCATCCATGAGGGTTCTCTGGTTGGATTTACAACCACACTGAGAAGAATCTTTGTGAATGTTGATAACTCAGGAAGCATTGGTTACACCACTGCTCCTTACATGGGTGATTTTAGTTGGGGTAAGATTACTCTGGAAAACAGAGCAAATCCACAATCCTTCAACTTCTATGGTGATGATGGTTATTCTGGAATTATGACTTCAGCATTGGTAAGTCGTGCTAATCCACTCAAAGCAGTTGGTTACACAACCACCTAAAAACACCACTAAATAAAGAAAAACTTTCTCACAATGGCAGCAATAATTACTGACCAACTTCGTATTTTGAATGCCAAGAATTTTGTTGCTGGCGTCCAGTCAACTACAAATTCTTATTATACATTCATTGGACTTCCCAATGCTTCTGATTACCAATCAGATTGGGACACGGATCCTCCTGCACCAAAGGATAATCTGGATCAGTCCAATGATTATTGGGACACAATGCTGGCTCTGAAGAAGATCAGCACAAGTGATGTTGCACAGGTTGTGAGAAAGATTACCTGGGCATCTGGAACCACTTATGACATGTGGAGAAACGACATCAGTCGTTCTAATCCCTCAGAACCATCAGGTTCTTTTGACATTTATGACGCAAACTTCTATGTAATGAACTCTGATTTCAGAGTTTACATCTGTTTGTACAATAATGCCACTCCAGAGAACAATTATCAGGGTGGTCCTTCACTGGATGAACCAACTTTTACTGATTTGGAACCAAGAGCTGCTGGTTCTAGTGGTGATGGTTACATTTGGAAGTATCTTTACACCATCAAACCATCCCAAGCAATCAAATTTGACTCCACAGACTACATCCCAACCCCAAATAACTGGGATACCAACTCAGATGATGCTGCTGTAAGACAAAATGCTGACACAAGTGGTCAGCTGAAGGTCATTACCATCAGAAATCGTGGTGTTGGACTTGGAACTGCTAACTCAACTTACCTAAATGTCCCCATTTTGGGTGATGGACAGGGTGGAAAGGCAACTGTGGTCATCGATAATGACTCAAAAGTCGATTCTGTCACCGTTTCTGATGGTGGATCGGGATATACCTTCGGAACTTTGGATTTGGCGGCTGGTGGAGTCCCAACTGGCACCACTGCACCTGTTTTTAATGTGATTATTCCTCCAAATGGAGGTCACGGAGCTGATATTTACCGTGAATTGGGTGCATATAACGTCCTAACTTATGCCAGATTTGAAAATGACACCGAAAATCCTGATTTTATCACTGGAAATCAGTTTGCAAGGGTTGGATTGATTGAAAATCCACTTGCTGAGGGGTCTACAAGTGTTTTGAACACCGATAAAGCAGCTGCAACTTACGCTGTAAGGCTTACAGGCGCTGGTTACAGTGAAGCAACCTTCACTGCTGATGCCTATGTGACCCAAACTGTGGGTGTTGGGTCAACTGCAGTGGGCAGAGTTGTTTCTTATGACCAAACAACTGGTGTTTTGAAGTATTGGCAAGACAGAACCAACTGTGGTTTCAACTCTGATGGAACCCAAAACACAACTCCTGTCTATGGTTTCAGAGAAAACAGATTCACTGCAACTCCAAACAGTGGAGATTTGATTGTTCGTGGTGGAAGCATCAATTTGGGAATTGATACTGGTTTTCAAGGTGTGTCTACAGTAATAAATAACAGAACATACTACCTGGGTCAGACGTTTGAGTCTGGACTCGCTGAACCAGAATCCAAGAAATACTCTGGAAACATTGTTTATGTTGACAACAGGCCATCTGTAACCAGAAGTGCCTCTCAGAAAGAAGACGTTAAAATCATCTTGCAGTTCTAAAAAATCATGCCACAGGAAACTAATCTCAACGTTGCTCCTTATTTTGACGACTTTGAACCAACGAGTAACTACTATAAGGTCCTGTTCAAACCTGGATATCCTGTTCAGGCACGAGAATTAACGACTTTACAGTCAATTCTTCAGAACCAG